CAAAGAGCTATCCCTTGTCGTGAGACGAAAGGGTCCAGGGAGACATAACTCTCCCAAAAAGTCCACGCCACCCCTTACGGGGCGACGTTATCCGCTCAATACGGATAGGACACCCACTTTATTCGATACCCCTCGACGCGTCCTCTCGCGAAGACACCGTCACTAGGTATACCATAAAGTGCGCTAGCGAACACGATCGGCCCCTTCCAGTGATGGAGAGGCAACGCCTTATGAACAGGCGCCCACGTTTGAATAAACGTGCGGAGGTCTCGAGTCCGGCGTTTCCGCCAAAATTCGAAATCATCGTGTATCACGAGGTCCCCTAGATCTTCAGGGCCTCGAAGCCGGCGGATGTCACTAGGAAGAGCATCCAAAGCGCGCAACCAAGCGCGCCGAACGTTGCTCCAACGAAAATCACCGACAAAGTCTTTACGACCCAATCGGCGAATTCCGTTAACCAGTGATATCCATTTTGCGGGTTCATCAGGGATCTCCTTTTGATAGAATGGCCTCACGGCCTGCCCATTGAAGAAATCCCCCCCGCAACTCTCTCGAAACAGACCGGACGTAAACGTCTTGTCTGGATTTGGCGTAAAGCCAAAGAATCGCAAGAGAGCCAGCATAGTGGCACTTGCCTGTGAAGGCAAGATAATATCATCTCCATAGACCCAAATGTTCTCACCCGGTTGAGCGGGAACACCGCATAAGTAACAGGCTTCGCACGCTATAGCAAGAAACAGTAAAGTTTCAAGCTCAAACGTGTAACCATTACCCATGCTAGAGAACTTTTGGAGATGAACCCACTTCCCGTCCACGAAAGTTTTCGGTGAACGGAGAGTATCAAGCAATTCAAACCACTCTTTTTTAAGGAGCAATTTTACTAAACTCTATGATACTGTATCGCTAGCGTTAGACAAGTCAATCGTAGAGAAAGCACCTCCGGAGGAGGCTTCACAGGCGACCTGCCTGTGAATTGATTGAGCATTCTTCATGTCCAAGCCCAGTCGGCGTAAGCGACGTTTTAATACATCACCTACACCGAGCTGAAAAAAGACATTAAGACTAGGCTCAATAGCAATCCCTCTATCCTTAAGAGCGTCTTTTGGAACCGTTGTGAAGCGGTTACCTTGGACGTACTCAGGATGAGACTGACAAGGGTTTGACTCAATAAGGGCAGAAGCCCAAGCCGTGCGCTCCCAAAATGGGAGCAATAAAGAGCACGATTGAGTCATCGTCGGACGATTTGACATTTTGTCGGGTACCGTGGTGTACTTACCGACGTCTCGGAACGTAGCGCCCGGGCCGAAGTGTGCAGAAAAAGACCTCCACGAAGGGAGATCACCTAATGCATCAGATATCCAGTTCTTCATTCTATCGAGAGATTCGATAGCCTGAAGATCTGCTGGGTCCTCGAAAGGGCCGTTATGCAGAAATCTGGACATCCTAGCATTAGTCTGCGCACACGCCTTCTCTGACCTCCAAAAGTTGGCCAGAGCGACACCAGCGCGATCGATACCAGGTATCTCAAATCCCTTATACTTCCGAAGAAGTTCGGTAACTGAGACATCCAGGAAGTACCTTTCTGCCGATGTATAGCGCCCCGGGTCAGTGGTCAAAGAGACCAGCTGCCCATACTCCCGGTACTTCAGCAGCATTGAAACTGCTAAAGATCTAGGAGTGTCCGCGTCCTCGCAAAGTGCTTGGACGACTTTCTCCAGTTGCTGGGGAAAAGCTGACATAGATCAAGATCTCCAATTTGATGACTAGATTAAGTGGGCGCAAAGCCCGACTTGATCGAACTCTGCGCAAGCGCAGAGGCCATCATGTTGGTGAGTTGCGCAACCGCTTCTGCCACTACAGTATCCGGAATTTCTGCCGGAACCGTAAATTGAGCGTTGAAGGGGATGCGCGCCTTGACCGTAGTCACCGTCGTCGTAGAATCCGTCACAGTGAACGGATACTGACCAATCATGTTCACACGACGGGCGGTCCGAGGACCGTTCCATTGTGAGTCCATGGAGAAGGTCGGACGAAGTGCAGCAGAAGTGCCGGCCGTTTCCGATCGCCACTGCGCCGCAACTTTGTCACCCGACGAGGGAGTGAGGGCCGAGAAGACGATGTTAGTCGTCCCGTCAGCTTTCTTCACGGTGATATCTGCCATATTTGGCATAGGTAACACTTTCTGGGGGTTATCCCCGTTAACGTAGGTGCCTACTGTAAACCAGTGGCTCCGCTTTCATTGAAAGGAATTGCTGAACGAGGAGCGCAATTGCTGTTGCCCCTCGAGCCGCACTAAAGCCCTTAAACGGCGTCGTCCTTAGCTTATAAGCCGGAAGGCTTAATAGGCGATTCACGCTGCAGCAAGAGTTTAAGTAATCGGTTACCCGACCACTGTCTGCTCCTGTTCCTGTCATACGCAAACTGGTCTTGACCGTGCGCTTTGTCGAGGTAAAGGGGTAATGTGTAGAGTAACCAAGCAAGTCGGTAAAACTACCCAGTAACTCCCCAACTGGTAGGAACCAGTCCACTATGAAGCTGAAGGGTACCAGCTCCCACGCCACCGTAGCCGGGTTGATAAAACCTAGCTGATTTGCTAACGCCATATTCGGATTCGAAACGTAGACCTCGGCACCCACGAGCGTTTTACACTCATACGAGCCGATCCTTTTATAAAGAGGATTTGTTCCTTGTAACGAATTTATAGGCTCAAGCCATCTGCCCGAAGCTCGAATCCCAAAAGAGGGAGGAGCGGAGGACAACACCTGAACGGCGTTATAGATGTCTTGCACGAGAGGAGACCATCCAAAATGGTACTCCAACCACAAGTTAGCACTACCTTTTGCTTTCGACCGGAACCCTTTCGGGATCTTTAAGTCGAAGGCCTCTAGATGCGCAACGTCGCCGCGTCGTAAGGCGCGAATCGACTTTGCCGCATTCAGGAGTTGGGTAGCCCGCTTCACAATCATATTGTGAGATTGTGACCACTCGGCGAGAGTGACTGCTGCGGAGGCAGATTGGGAGTCCCTAAGCTTCGATACGAAACGTGACAAGGCTTTATTCGACGCCTGCGCGTCATTAGGCTGAGTCGCAGCAACTATCGACATCTCGAGATTACTCGCGATATCGTAGTCCCACGCAGTTCCGGAAAGAACTTTGTAGGTGTTAAAGCCGCTGTTCATACCAAAGACTGTCGGGGCTCTACGGCGCTTCGTCTTCGACCTCCGCCAAATCTTCCGCACATAAGTATCCCGGGAACCCCCGGGATTACGTGCTGTGGATCTGGTCACGTCGAAAGGACCGAAAACGCCGTTCACTTCATCAGTTTCCGTTTTATGTTTAGTAAAACGCGTTTCGAAGGCTCGCGCCTCCTTAACAGGCTGTGGAAGTGCAGCACGGGCACGCTTTTCGTCGTCCGTGAGAGGCTGGTAATGTTTCCTCCCTTGTGGGATAAACTTTTTCCTAGCCATTATAACGTCCATCAAGAAGACGAGCGATACCCTTTGACAACCTTTCACGGTTGTAAAGGACCTCGACTCGATCCTGCCAGGTCGGCAGAGAATCTTGTTTGACGTCGACAGGTGGTTCCGAATCATCTGTGCGAAGCTCCGCCTTATCATCGGCGGAACCAGATAGTCCTCTCTCATTCTTCACCCGAAGGCCAATGGCGTAACCGATGGCGAGATCCTGGATATTACCTGTCCAGTACTTATCATCAATATACACCTCATTGGACTCAATGAAGTCAGAAAGTTCCTCTACGTCCTGGTTAGTCAGACTTTGGAGCAACCGACGATCTACGAAAGTCGGTCTCTGCTCTTTAGCCCAGTTAACCATAAAACGGAGGGTGTTACGAAATGACTTCATGAATACTTCCTTGG